GTAAAACGGCTCGTTTAATGTACGACGCTGGTCAAGTTCAAGTAGGTATCAAATCTGCTGAAACTCTTAACATTCTATCTTCAGACGTTTATTTCCAAAACGATTCTTGTGGTCTGACCCCGTCTGGTCTAACAACTTTCACACAAAGAACCTTAACTGTTGGTAAACTTGCAGTTGAAGAAACTTTATGCCCTAAAACTTTGGAAGCTAAATGGATGCAAACACAAATCGCTCCAGGTTCTGCAGTAGCATTGCCATTTGAAGAACTTATTGGTTCTGAGAAAGCTGGTGTAATTGCTGAAAAATTGGAAATTGCTATTTGGCAAGGAACTGTTGCAACTTCTAACACTAACCCTAACACTAACAAGTTCGATGGTTTTACAACTATCTTGACTGCATTAGGATTTGGTGGTTCAGGTGACCCTATTTCAGGAAACACTATTTCTGCAACTGCGGTTACAACTTCAAACGCTGACGATATCTTAGACGCTATCTACGCTGCTATTCCATCAAGAATTGCAAGTAAAGACAACTTGGTTTGTTTTTGTGGAGTTGACTTCTACAAAAAGTTCTTAGTTAACTTGAAGAACGCTAATTTGTACCATTATATGCCAGAAGCTGGAATGATGGATATGATTATCCCAGGTACTAACATGAAATTAATCGCAGTTGGTGGTTTGGATGGAACTGACAAATTGGTTGCATCTCATTTGACTAACTTCTTTGTGGGTACTGACCTTGCAAATGAAGAGGAGCAATACAAATTTGTATTCGACCCAATTAGCGAAAACGTATATTTCAAAGCGAAAATGAAATATGGCGTACAACTGGCATTTCCTGACGAAACGGTTTATTTCACCCTTTAATTTATATAAGATATGCCGTGTTTAATTTCTCAAAGTTTTGCCCTTGACTGCAAAGATGCAGTCGGTGGCGTTAAATCTATCTATCTTGTTAACTGGGCTAAAACTGGCTTTACAGTTGCAAGTGGTGAAGTTACGGCAACATCAGTAGCAAGTGGGGATGTTTACACTTATGACATCCCTAAGGCGACTGCATCAATGACTAACACAACCAACGTATCTGTTGAAAACGGCACGGTTTTTAACCAATGTGACGTGGCTTTCAAATTGCGTAGGTTGTCAACTGCTAAGCGTAACGAGTTAAAATTGTTAGCTCAAGGACGTGTTTTCACTATCGTAAAAACCAATAACGATGAGTATTGGTTGGTAGGTAAAGAAAGCGGTTGTGATGTTAGTTCAATGGTTGCGAATACTGGTGCTGCGTTTGGTGATTCTACTGGTTATGAAGTTACACTTCAGGCTATGGATATCGAAGCACCATACAAGTTGCAGTCTTCTGTAGTAACTACATTAGGGCTTTAATTTCTGTCTTGTTTTCATATGTGGGGGGGTGGCTTAGGTCACCCCTTTTTTATTGTAACAAATTACTTTATTTGCTAATATACTTATAATGCTATTAATCACAAAAGGCGAAACAAAATTTTGGTACTTGACACTTACGGAAAAGGTCACTATAAGCAACCCAAAGTTTTTGTTTTATTTAACACATAGACAAACGAATAAGACGTATGCTTTTATTTTAAGTGATGTTAGCACTTTTACTGAGCGTTATAATAAGTTTTCAATTAACGAAAACACATACGATTTTTTTGAAGGTGAGTATATGTACGAAATTTATGCTCAAACATCATCAAGTAATTTAAATCCAGCACTTGCAAACGAGCAAGTAGAAAGTGGAATATTAAAAGTTCAATTATCAAGTACAACAACAGACGAATATAATCCAACATTAATAGAAAAAATATATGAGTAATTCAAACGAATTTATGGCTGGTTTTACTGGTTGCAAAGTAATCAGTAATACATCAGCAAACACGGGTCGATTTAGAGGCTTTGTCGTTAATAGCGACGCAGTAGTATCTGCGATTTCTTTCGATGGTACATCTTTAATGACACAACTTGGTTTAACTGGTGTCACTTTAAAGCAAGGAATTTTTATCACTTTGCCTGAAGAACAAATCATCACGTCAATTACGCTAACAAGCGGTTCAATAGTATTATACAACGAGTAAAATGTTTGGTGTTAGCTTAGGTATTCGTGTAGGTAATGCCAGTATTTTGGGTGGTGGTTTTGACACAGATGCACAAGCCTATTTTGATAGGGTAACGACTGCTGGTGGTACGCTTTCAACGACAGAAAAAAATGCAGTAAATCAACTTGTATTGGATTTAAAAGCCAATTCTTTGTGGACACCAATGAAAGCCATTTACCCAATGGTTGGGGCAAGTGCGGCAGCGTGTGCTCAGAATTTAAAGAGTTCTAGTTTTACGGGTACTTTTACAAGTGGTTGGACGTTTGCAAGTACGGGGGCAACGCCAAATGGGACGAGTGCTTATATGAATACTGGGTTAAACGATTTAAACGATTTAGGCACTAATGCAGCAATAGGCGTTTATTTAAACAACGCAGGTGCTAATTTATGGGATTTGGGAGTATTCAATGGTACTCTTATTTCGGGAATTAGTATTGCAAATGCTAGTACAAATAATTATGTGAATATAAGAAGTGCTCTTGCATCAAATTTTACAGAAGCATATACGGGTGGATTTTACATTGGTACTGCTAATGGCTCAACCGTAGATATTTATAAAAATTCAACTAATAAAGCAACTCCAAGCCAAGTAAATAATGGTTTAAATTTAGTTCATTATATTGGATGTTTAAACAATAATGGTACTCCATTTTTATTTTCAGGCAAAAGAAATGCATTTACATTTTTTGCAAATGCAAATTTTTCTGCAACTAATGTTTCCAACTTTTACACCGCAGTTCAAACGTTTCAAACAACCCTTGCTAGAAATGTGTAACACTTATACTGTTGTATCAAATAAATAAAACACTATGATAGGATATATTTTAACTACCGAACAATACGACCAAGTACAAGGGCAATTTTACACGCCTTATGAGTTTTTCAACTGCGTACAAGACATTAACGATGTATGGTTTTTGTTTTTATCTGACCAAGACAAAGCACAAATTGAAGGTACAGAGTGGGCATTTATTTTAGATTTGCCAACGGGCGAATACATACCTAAACCAGCACCACCATTCCCAGCATAAAATGAGCCTACCAATTTCATTTGAAGAATTTAAAAAGAACCCAATAGCGGCGGTGGCTTTTTGTATGCTTTTAATTGTAGGCTATTTGTACTATGAATCTGAAAATACAAAGAAAGCAATCATTGCAAAGTGCGAAAATGAGAATATAAAAATGGGCGATAGGTTGCACAAAATGGAACGCCAACAAAAGCAAAGCGATTCACTTTTGGCAGTTTATTCTTATGAGATTAAATTTTACTTGAATGCTATCGAAGGGTATTCTGAAACAATAGAACAAAAAAAATGAGAAACTTGAACGACACGGCAGCAGATAGTAGCAGCATCATTTCAGTAGTGAGTGCAGTTGCATCCATTAGCACAACGGCACAACCTATTATCTCGGCGTTGGCTGGTTTAGTGGCTATCATTTCGGGCTTATTTGCAATACGTTACTACATAAAAAAAACAAACAAGTTATGAAAATATTTGAAATCTTCAAAGGTGATAAAGGCGAATTTAGCTCAAAGCGATTAATCGGCATTGTCGGTGGTTTAGCTTTAATTGGGGCGATGGTTTACCACAACACCGATAAGTTAATAGAAAGCGTGGAATGGGTGGTCATTCTAACATTAGGATTCACATCAGTAGATAAATTTGGAAACAATGGAAAATAATAAATTCGCACTCGATAGACTTTCTTTTGCTGGTATTTCTTTGCCTACATTTAAAGAAAATAAAACAAAGGGGTACACAACTTTTGGTGAGGATAACTTATACCCCCAAAAATTGATTGACCTTTACAACAAAAGCCCTAAACATAATGCTATTGTTAACCAAAAATCATCTTATATTGCTGGTGAATCATTCGAAATTTATGCAGATGACACGCTAAACAAGGCAAAAGCATTTGACAAGTTAAGAAATATTAATGCATTTGAAGATTATGAGTCGTTTAACACCAAGATTTCACAAGATTTTGAACTATTTGATGGCTATTATATTGAAGTTATTTGGAATAAAGCCAAAACAGAGATTGCAGAACTTTATCATTTACCATTTCAGAATGTACGTTTAGGAAAAGATTGTGCTTATTATAGCGAAGATTGGTCAAATAGCCGTGAAGCCGTAATCGAATACCCTTTATTTAA